AAGTATAAGGATGCTATTAGACACTCTTATTGGATTGACACAGAGTATAATTTCACTACCGACATTAATGACTTTAAAGTTGTAATTGGTGATAACGAAAGACAAGTTATAAAACGAACTATGTTATCTATCGCTCAAATTGAGGTGAGTGTTAAAACATTTTGGGCGGACTTATATAAAAGAATGCCTATCACGGAGATTGGGGATGTCGGTATGACATTTGCTGAATCTGAAGTTAGACATAAAGACGCTTATGCTAGATTAATAAGGATTCTTGGGTTAGAAGATGAATTTAAACACGTTGTGGAAATCCCGGCTATTAAAGATAGGATTAAATATTTAACTAAGTATTTAGACGGAACAAGAAGTCGAGATAATAAAATGTATACTAAATCGGTATTGTTATTTTCGTTATTTATAGAACACGTTTCTCTATTTTCACAATTTTTAATTATGATGTCTTTTAATAAGGAGTTAAATGTTTTTAAAGGAATTTCAAATGTTGTTGAAGCGACTTCAAAAGAAGAAGATATCCACGGTAATTTTGGTGTTGAACTGATTAATATTATTAAGAGTGAAAATCCTGAGTGGTTTGATGAAGATTTTGAAAACTTAATTAATTCAGCTTGTAAAAAGGCTTTTAATGCGGAATGTAAAATATTAGATTGGATTTTTGAAAGTGGTGAATTGAGTTTTCTATCAAAAGAAACTATTAAACATTTTATTATGAATAGATTTAACAATTCTTTAAATAAGATAGGAATGGGTGATGTTTTTGACATTGATATTAATCAGTTAGAAAAAACATTATGGTTCGAAGTTGAAATAACCTCAACAAAAGAAGGGGATTTCTTTTACAAGAAACAAATAGATTATTCTAAAAAACAAAAAGCGATTACTGAAGACGACTTATTTTAAACAAAAAACAAAACAAAAATATAAAATATGAATATGAATAACGGATACTCTATTGAAGAGATAGAAGAAATCAAAGTTAACGACAACTTAAATTCAGAAGTTAACGAAATTACAACCTCTAATTATGAAAAGTATTATTGGTTAAATGATGAATCGAGAAAATTTTTATCTCGAGGATATATTTCCGAAACACCGGAACAAAGAATAAAGGATATAGCTAATAAAGCTGAGGAAAGTCTCAAAATTGAAGGTTGGGGTAAAAAATTTGAAGACTACATGTCTAGAGGGTTTTATACTTTATCTACACCTGTTTGGATAAACTTTGGTAAAGAAAAAGGGTTACCTATTAGTTGTTATGGTTCTAATGTTGATGACTCATTAGATAGTATATTAAATGCAGGTAGAGAAATCGGTATGATGTCAAAATATGGTGGGGGTACTTCCGCTTATTTGGGTAATATTAGGTCAAGAGGTAGTGTAATATCTACAGGTGGTAAAGCTGATGGACCGGTTCATTATGCTAGATTATATGATACTGCTATTGATGTGTGTAAACAATCAGAAGCTCGTAGAGGGGCATGTGCGGTTTGGTTACCTATTGAGCATGAGGATATATCAGAATTCTTAGATATTGGTACTGAAGGGAATCCGATACAAAATTTACAATTCGGTGTTACTATTACAGATGAGTGGATGTCCGAAATGAAACAAGGGGATTCTAGTAAACGTAAGATTTGGGCTAAAGTGATTCAAAGAAGAAGTGAGTTTGGTTTCCCGTATTTGATGTTTAAGGATAATACTAATAATAACTCACCATATAAAGATATGGGGTTAGAAATTACTGCATCTAACTTGTGTTCTGAAATTCAACTACCTACAGATAGTTTTAATTCATTTGTTTGTTGTATTGGTTCTATTAATCTACTACATTGGGATGAGATAGAAAATACTGACGCTATCGAGGTATACACTCAATTCTTAAATGCGGTTTTAGATGAGTTTATTTTTAAGTCCTATAATATGCCGGGAATGAAGAGAGCTTGGAGATTTGCTAAAGACCATAGAGCGATTGGGGTTGGTGTGTTAGGGTACCATTCTCTTTTACAGTCTAAATTATTAGAATTTGAATCACTTGAATCTAAATATTATAATAACCATATCTTTAAAATTCTTAAGGAAAGAACTGATAACGCTTCTCAAGAGTTATATCAAAGAGATAATGAAAAATATAAATCAATTAGAGATGGTTTTGCTAACACAACTTTAGTGGCTATAGCACCTACTAAGTCAAGTTCTTTTATATTAGGTCAGGTAAGTATGGGTATTGAACCAATCAAATCAAATTACTTTGTAAAGGATTTAGCTAAGATTAAAACAGTTTATAAGAATCCTTACTTAACTTCCGAACTTGAAAAATATGGTATTAATACACCTGAGGTTTGGGAAGGTATACTAAAGAAAGATGGGTCAGTTCAACATTTAGACTTTCCAACTAAAAACGTTTTTAAAACATTCTTAGAGATTACACCTAAGGAAATTATATTACAAGCTGCTCAACGACAAAAATATATTGACCAAGCTCAAAGTTTGAATATTATGATTCATCCTTCTATTCCGGCTAAAGATATTAATCAATTATATCTATATGCTCATGAAGAAGGTGTCAAGACACTTTATTATCAATTCTCACAGAATTCGGCTCAAGCGTTTTCAAGAAATATATTGGAGTGTGACAGTTGTCAATAATAAATAAACCAAATATACTAATCGTGACACGTCTTTATTGTTGTGTCACGATTTTTTATTTATTGGTATTTATAATAAATAACTAAGGCAATATATTTATCGATATGGCAAATGGTAGAACATACGGAATTACTTTTCCATTTTTGGATTCTGTGGATGGTAAGTTTTTGGAACTAACTCAAACTGATGATGAAGAAATTAGGACAGATTTAGTACATTTAATATTAACACGTAAAGGTAGTAGATATTTTTTACCTAGTTTTGGGACGAGATTATATGAGTTTATTTTTGAACCTATGGATGGGCCAACGTTTTCAGATATACAATCAGAAATAAAAGATGCGGTTGATGAGTTTATGCCCGGAATAACTTTAAATGAGATAAGTATTAAACCTTCTTCTGAAGATACTCCGTCTACTGATAATAATGTTTACCAAGTTCCGGGTTTAGAAACTAAAGAACATACTGCTAAAGTTAAAATAGATTATACAATAAATAACAGTGCGTTTAGCAGTAATGATTTTATAATCATTAACATTTAAAAATTATGGGTAATAAAAAAATTTCATACACAACAAGAGACTTCCAAGGTATAAGGACAGAGTTAATTAACTTTACTAAAACGTATTACCCTGATTTAGTTAATAACGTAAATGATGCGTCAGTCTTCTCAGTTCTGTTAGATTTAAACGCGGCGGTTACAGATAATCTACAATTCAATATAGATAGAAGTATTCAAGAGACAGTACTTCAATACGCTCAACAAAAATCATCGGTATTTAATATCGCTAGAACTTATGGTTTAAAAATTCCGGGACAAAGACCTTCAGTTGCTTTAGTTGATTTCTCTATAACGGTTCCAGCTTTTGGAGATAAAGAGGATTTAAGGTACTGTGGTATTCTAAGAAGAGGTTCTCAATCTATTGGTGCCGGACAAGTCTTTGAAACAGTTTATGATATTGATTTTGCTTCTTCGGTTGGTGGTGACGGTACACCTAATAGATTAAAAATACCTAATTTTGATGCTAATAATAAATTAATAAATTATACCATAGTAAAAAGAGAAACTGTTGTTAACGGTGTGACTAAGGTTTTTAAGAAAACTATATCACCTAATGATGTACGACCATTTTACGAGATATTTCTACCTGAAAAAAATGTGTTAGGTGTGACTAGTGTACTTCTAAAGGACGGTACCCAATATGCCAATGTACCTCCGGTTCAGGAATTTTTATCTTTAGATAACCGATGGTATGAAGTTAAGGCTTTAGTTGAGGATAAAGTATTTGTAGAGGACCCTTCTAAAGTTTCAGATAATCCGGGAATTAAAGTTGGTAGATATATAACAACAAACGATAAATTTATAACTGAATATACTCCTGAAGGTTATCTTAAAATGACTTTTGGTGGTGGTAGCCAATCTGCGGATGAACAACTAAGAGAATTTGCTAGAAACGGTTACAATCTTAATTTAAATAAATATTCTAATAATTTCGCTTTAGGGTCGACTCTTAAATCTAACTCCACAATTTTTATCCAATATAGAGTTGGTGGTGGTTTAGCAAGTAATTTAGGTGTAAATGCTATAAACCAAATTGGTGTTGTTTCATTTTTTGTTAATGGTCCTTCAGATAATATAAACACTAGTGTTATAAATTCCTTAAGATGTACTAATGTAACTGCGGCAATTGGTGGGGCAAATATAATGACTATTGAAGAGGTTAGAAATTTAGTTGGGTTTAACTTTTCATCACAAAATAGGGCTGTTACTATTAATGATTATAATGCTATTCTTAGAACTATGCCTTCTCAATTTGGTGCACCTGCTAAAGTAGCGATAACTGAAAATAACAATAAAATTGAGATTAAGATTTTATCATATAATGAGTCGGGGCAATTAACTGAAGTTGTTTCTGAGACTTTAAAAAGTAATGTTGCTAATTATTTGTCTAACTATAGAATGATGAATGATTATATATCTATTGAATCTGCGAATGTTATTGATTTATCTGTTGATGTCGATGTTGTTTTAGATAATAGTCAAAATCAAGGTACTTTAATTTCTAAAATTATTAATATTGTTACAGACTTCTTCAGTCCGTTAAATAGAGGGATGGGTGAGAACGTTTATATATCAGAATTAAGAAGACTAATCCAATCGGAGAATGGAATTATATCATTATCAGATATAAAAATTTATAATGAGGTTGGGGGTCAATATTCGTCATCTCAGACTTCTCAAAAGTATGTGGATTCTCAAACTAGACAAATTGGTTTAATTGATGATACTATTTTTGCTGAACCAAGTCAAACATACCAACTAAGATTTCCTAACAAAGATGTAAATGTTAGAGTTAAAAACCTTAAGAACGTAAACTTCTCATAACAATTTATTTTATTAGAATACTTCGTATTTTACAGTATGGATATTTTAGAAATTGTCATCAACTTTATTAAGGGAAACCACGGAACTTGGATTCAAAGTGTTATTTCAGGGTTATTTCTAAACGTAAAGTTATGGATTTATTTGTTTATTTTTATTTATTTATTAAAAATAAGTAAACGTAATCTAATCGGTTATATCGTAAAATCAGTCATAGTATTTTTAATTATATTTGAATTTATTAATATTAATGATAGACAAAATTACGAAGTAGTTAAATATCAATTTGAATTAATTGATAAAAATACTGAGAATTTAGTTATAGTAATTCAGGGGGCTAATAATCCTGTAAAAGATGTGGTTAAAGATAATCAAATTCAAGTAGATAATACATCATCACGAGATTATGACGGGTTAGGTTCAATTGAACGGTATGTGGAGAACAGTAAAACTCAAGTTGTAACTTATGTCGGGACTCATACATTTAATCTAACACCAATTAAAATAATTAATATGGTTAATGATTTCAGATTAATTAAACCAAATGGTAAAATTATTTTAGTTGGTCATAGTTTAGGAGCATATAATATTGTTCAAGCTTTAGAGAAATTAAATGATATAAATGTCATCGTAGACTTAGTCATACTTTTAGATACCTCAAATAAAAAGTACAACAATTACGATTTCTTAGTTCGAAAAAACGTTAAAAACATTTATAACTATACATCACCAAAATGGTCGGATAAACTAAAGTTTTTTACCAATTCAGGTGGATTGGTTATTCCATATAAAGGTAATATCTATACTAATTATCGTAATATTGAAATTGAGGGTGTCGAACATACTACAATAGATAATGAAATACCAACATTAGTAATTAACGATATACGAAATTTTTTATATGGTAAACCAAACTAATTAAGTTTTATTATGTAGGTTTATTTTAAAACATAGTAAGTTATAATTTTAAAATGATATATAAACTATTTATCAATAAAAGAAAAACATGTCTAAATCATATAGAATAAGGACCTCACCCGGAGTTGACAAATCAATTAATGTCAACATCGAACAAGATTTTGAATATTTGGAGATTTTATCTCTAAAATTATTACAAAGTGATATCTACACCAGACAATGTTCTGATTATGGTGTTGTTATTGGTCGCGTTAGTGTTAATAATGGATTTGGTATACCAAACGCTAAAGTATCTATTTTTATTCCTTTAGAAAGTGAAGATGAGGACAATCCAATTATTAGTGAATTGTATCCGTACAAAACATTAAATGATGTTAATGAGGATGGGTATCGATATAATTTATTGCCATATACTAAATCACATGGTGGTCATAAACCAACAGGTACTTTTTTTGATAGAGAGGATGTACTTGTAGATACTAATTTAATTGAGGTTTTTGACAAGTACTATAAATATACTGCCACAACTAATGAAAGTGGTGACTTTATGTTGTTTGGTGTTCCTGTTGGGGGTCATCAAATTGTAATGGATGTTGATTTATCCGACATAGGTGAATTCTCACTATCTCCTCAGGATTTGGTTAGAATGGGTGTTGCTACCGAACAACAAGTTGCGGGTACTGAGTTTAAAACGAGTGAAAATCTAAGAGTGTTACCTCAAATTGTTAATATAAATAAAACTATACAAGTAGAACCGTTATGGGGACAAGAAGAATTATGTGATATAGGTATTAATAGAAGTGATTTTGATTTAAGTAGTGAAGCGAATATTGATATAAGACCAACATCTGTTTTTATGGGTTCAATCATATCATCACCTGATGATTCACCTGTTAGACGAAATTGTAAACCTAAAGGTAAACAAGGTTACCAATGTAATCTAATTACTAACTCCGGAGATATACTTGCTATAAGACAAACTATATTCCAAGACAGTGACGGTAGACCGATTTTGGAGAGTGTGGATTTAGGTTCAAGTGGTGGGTTAGTTATTGATTCGAATGGTACATGGTTAATTGATGTACCTATGAATATGGATTATGTGACTACTAACGAGTTCGGTGAGAAGGTAATTTCTAACGACCCTAAAATAGGGATACCTACAACAGGTAAGTACCGATTTAAAGTCAAGTGGGGTCAAACATCTACTCTTAATGATGCGGTTAGAAGAGGTTATTTTTTAGTTCCTAATGTTAAGGAATATGGTTGGAATTCGGCAGGTTCATCAGTTACTAATCCTACAGACCGTGCAAACTCTTATGCGTTTAGTTTAGATTGGGGTGAATACGGAGACGTTACTACATCAACAGGTTTAGCCATGATACAAGAAGCTATAGATTGTGAGGATAGATTTTATCCTATGGTTTATAATAAAGTTTATACGGTCTCACAATTTATTGATGAGCAGAGACGTGGTAGTGGTATACAAAGATACGTTGGTGTTAAAAATATTTTAGATAGTGAATGTGAAAGTACTAATAATAAATTTCCAACTAACGACGGTAATTTAAGATTCGATATATTATATATTCTTTTCACATTTCTTAGTATTATCCTAACACCAATATTTTTCGCGTTAATAATTCTATTACATTTATTATATTTTACTATTTGGATTCTTAGAGTTGCTTTAATTCCATTACTAATTGGATGGACAATCGTGAAGAT